TTTCTTCTATCTTTACTGGTACAATATAATTCTTTTCTATAAATCCCCCTCTAGTTGTAACAAAGGCTTTAGTATTCCAAACATTACCATTAGATATTTCTTTTGTTATAAACCTTATTTCATTTTCTAAATCTTTAGAACTACCTACATCTATTTGCATTAGATAAGCATTATAATTTCTAGGAACTGTATAAACACACATAAGGGTCTGACCATACCCTGCTTGTATCTTGGCTACAGTAGTAGATGAAACTGTTATAGTTATATCTCCAACATTAGCATCACCAGTATTAGCAGTTTTCATAAAAGCCCTAAACACCCTGCTAAATGTTGTACTTCCTGCACTACCACCTATTGTTAATGTTTCTGTAGCTAAATCATAATTTTCATCTAAGCCCTGTATTTCTACTGTTCCAGTATTGTCATCAGTATCACTTGAAGTAGCTGTGGCTGTTCCTGCTGAAGCATATGTATAAAGGTTATTGCCGTCCCAAATAGTTTCAAAAGAACTACCAACAGCAGTATTTAAACCAAACTTATGTATCCCACTAAATCTGTTTACAAGACCTTGCTGTAGCCCTAGTCCAAAAGGTGCATTATTTATACTTGCAAAAGTCATTTCTTTTTCCTCTTTCTTTTACTAGCCCTTGAAATAATATCTTTATCAAATGTTCCAGACCTACCTTTACTTATTAACTTGTTTACTCTAGCCATAGCCCACGCTTGCATTGGTATTTTAGGTCTACTGCCACTTGAAAGAAAAGCTCCTTGACCCCTACGAAAAGATGCCTTCAAATCAGCCAAATTAAATAGTTTAGATTTCTTTGCTTTAGCCTTTAAAGTATTTAGAGTTGTTGCTGACAATGGTTTTCTTTTAACAGCCATTAACCAGTTCTCCTCTTTAATAGTGCCAAAGGTATTCTTGCACCAGACTTATACAAAGAACTTACTTGCTTTATAAGACTAGCTCTTTGATTTCTTTTAGCACCCTTTAACCCAGATAAATATTTCTTGGGTATCTTGGTTTTTTTATCTTTTGGTACTTTACGTTTCTTCGCCAACTGTTTGACCCTCTACTTCAGTTGTCTGGAATTGACCTCTAACAGTTCTGGTAGCATCTATTTCATCATTAATGGTTTTCATAGTATCATTATCATCTATGACTGCTTCAGCTATCTGTTTATCTATTTCTTTATTAAATGTTTCAGATTTTATGCCACTAGCTTTAGCCATCTGTAAATAAGTAAGGTCATTAGCCCAATCTCTAATATCAAATGTATCTGGATAATTTACTGAGCCATTCCATTGTTTATCTTGCCATTTAGCGAATAAATCCCATATTTGCTCTTCTGCATTTTCTAAATAATCGGCTTTTTCTGATAACCTAGCATTTAATAACTGAAATTCAGTTTGTAAGGCTATGCCACTTGCTATCTGTGTACCTGTGGCTCTTACTGACCCCATGTGGGTTATTCTATCAATAGCATCAACCTTGCTTTGAATACATTTCATAATGCCCTCTAGGTTTTGACCGCTAGGCTGGATTATATAAGGTTTTAAAGCTGAATCTAAGTCTTCTGGTATTTCTATAATAGCACCTGCACCTGCACTAGCTTCAACATTAGGAGTTTTAACTAAACTAGGGTGGTTAGCTAACCTAATTAATTGTTCTTTCTCAGAATAATCATTATAAATAGATTGCTGTAAATAGGCTACGTCAGCCAAATCACTTATACCTACAGGTCTTTTAGCTCCTCTTAGATTATAAACATTAACCGCAGGAATAACCCCTATAGCATTAGGTACTTCCTCAATAAGTTTAGGTTCTTTGTCTGTATATTCTTCTGTGTAGTCCTCAAACTCATATGTAAGTATACTTTCCTCAGTAAATACCTTGATAATAGCTCTTTGAGAATTTACATCTTCTATGACAACCAATAAATCTAAATAAAATCTACCACTTGCTGACCTTTTATAATTCCAATTAACAATATTCTCTGGTGTATATATTGAAACATAAGGTCTTATATCTTGAGCCAATTCTTCTGCTCTTGTCTTAGCATTAGACTGAGGTTTATCAATTACAACCCAACAGTTACCATAAATACTAGCGTTCATCTGAACTTCTCGCATTACAGTATTAAAGTTTCTTCCGTCTAAATCAGCATCTTCTATAAAAGAAGCTAATTGTGGGTCACCATCTAAATCGCCATAATTTCTTGTAGGTGGTACTCTCCATAGAAAGCTAGTGTATATTTGCACAACATTCTTACAATGATTGTCTACTGGAGTATGTCTTATTCTTTGGTCATATTCTTCTGGTGTTTCTAATATGTATCTGTGAAGATAATAGCCGTTTTTGTAATCATTACCGCCTAAATAACTGCGAATATAAAACTCCCAGTTAGCTATATTTTGATGCCATAAATCATGTTTATTGTGTAGAAATTCTTTGTCCATCAACTCCACCTCTTAGCAGGGCTTGCAACAAAATTCCGTCTAAGGGGAAAATTAAACTCAACTAAATACCCAAGAGCATCATTCATGTGGTCATATCCACTATCCTTATCTGGTATATGTGTACCCTCTTTGTATATCTGTCTTTCTATGCTTTTTATTACATTTTTGCAAGATTTTAGAATAAACAGATTGTTTTTACCATTAACATTTTTAAGTTTTGAATTAACTGAGTTAATCCTATCCCTCACTAGAGGTGCTGTATTTCTACATTTTACATCAAATCCTGCATTTTTCAATATACTTATGTCAGTAAATCCCCCTGCGGAGGTTTTTCTTTGTCTAGCACTAGGGTCTGGGTAAACTATTATTTGTTTATTTTTATATCTATGCCTTATTTCCTCACACATTTCTTGAGTATTTGAGGAATATATTTGTATTTCATCTGTAACTATAATGGTCTCATTAATCACATAACAAACAACAGCAGTCATAGGGTCTACGTTAAAATCTAAACCTATGTGCAAAATTGGGTATTCTTTATCAAACTTATCAATAATATTTTTATTTCTATCAAAATTATAATAAATCATTCCAGAATAATTAACAAAAGTAGCTTCATACTCTTGCTGAAATGTTCTTATATCTAAATCTTGTTTAGCTTGCTCTACTTCTTCATCACTTACATTACCACCCTCTAAAGTAGTATATTTAAATGATGACCAATCTTTATTAGTTTCCCCTTGTTTATAAAGCTCATAAGACCAATTACCAAAACCTCTAGGGCTTCCGCAGAATAAAGCATGACCCTTAGTGTCTGACAATGTGGGTCTTAATACTTCATACCAAGCCTCTTTACTTACATCTGCAAATTCATCAATACACAGAAAGTTTAAACCAACTCCCCTCAGAGACTGCTCATTATCACTACCTCTTAGGGTTATTTGGCTATTATTCTTGAGCGTAATTGTTAAATCACTATGGTTTATGCTCTTAACCCATTTGTGATATATCATCTTTTCTTTGAGGACATTCCAACAAATAGCTTTGGCTTGTCTGTAGCTAGGTGCAACATACCAGACCTTTTGATTAGGTTTACTTGCAAACTTAGCTAATTCATTAATAGCTAGGAATGTTTTACCAAATCTTCTACCTGTAATTAAAACCCTAAACCTTGCATCATTTGTAATAACTTCTCTTTGTGGGTCTGATAATGGCATTAATCAGTAGACCATACTAAAGGTTCTTCATTCTCGGTCTGTTCTATCTTATCTTGCTGACCTAACATATTTTTTCCCAAGAATATCTGCATTGTTACATTACCATTTTCGGCTGATTGCCATTGCAATTTTCTTAATTTAATTTTTACGTTAGCCCTGCCTTTTGTTAAAAATTCGGAATAACTTTTTCTAATTAGACCTTCATCACAACCATAAAAGTCTGCTATTTCTATGTTAGTACATCCATAAGATGCCAATTTAAAAACTTCTTTAGTATCAATTAAATATTTTTTTGGTCTTGCCATTATCCTCTAACCCATGAGTGCGGTATCTTGTATTTAACTAATATTTCTCCATAAATCTAGTATTTTGTCTTATTAAGCTCGATTTAAGAGCCATACAGTAGGGGTAAACCATGTCTCTAGTATGATTGTACCCTTTAATATGAATAGTTTCTGTTCTTAGCTGTAAGCCCAGAGGGAAAAGGTCTTTGGTCTCCATTTCTATTTTTAGCCATTTGGTAATAATCAGCATAACAAGAATAATCAACCTTACCTAACCTATCTAATTCCGCTAACTCATCAGAAACATCTTCAAACCTTTCTTCTTCTTTTTCTGTTTTTTTAGCCTTTAGCTTTTTATGTAATTCTTTTAAATCTGTGTAATTATTTCTAATTTTGTTAAATTTCATTTTTAGCCCTCGCTTGTTTAAGCATTTTAAAACAATCTTTTCTGTTAAAATTATACCTGTTTATTAAGTATTTGTGTAACTTTTTTATATTTGTTTTTGCTCTTATGCAAAGCTGATACCCATAATAAAACCTTTGTATATCCCTTTTGGCATAAGCATCACCAATACATTGAAAAACAGTTGTGTTTCCTTTAATTAAGCTCATAGTTGTCATTTTTAACCTCACTTTTAGAATACATTTCATCATGTAAATCTTGTCTAATTAGCTCTAAATCAAAAATAGCATCATTTAAACAATCCATTTGAATAGTATCTGGCATTTTAAAATAATCTTTTGTGAATATCGTCTCTGCTTCACAAGTTTCAGAATTATAAACTATTTCTATAATTTTCATGTTTATCCCCTAAAGTCCAAGTATTCCATTGCTTGCTGTTTAGTAAACTGCCCCTCGCCAATAGCTCTTTCAACATCGCTTGGGTATCTTTGTGCATACCCCTTGATAAAACTTGAGTTCTTTTTGTTTTGTATCGCATCTTTAAACATATTTAGCCTATTAACATAAGGGTCAGCAGGGTTGTTATCTTGTTTCTTGGGTTGCTCATCTAAATACTTTTTAGCCGATAACCAAAATGCAGGTTGTTTGGCAAATTGTTTATCCTCAACAGAAGTATAATAGTTTTTGTACATTTTTGCTAGTTTTTCTGGTTGCTCTAACCACTCATGTTCCAGTTTTAGGTAGTTCTTTTCAGCTATCCCCTTACTCACTTTGTTGGGTATACTTTCCCAAAACTTTAAAAAATAAGAACTATAACTTACTTTAGTAAGTTTATTAGGTTTAGGTATAGGTATAGGTATGGGGGTTTCGTCTAGGGGGGTGTTTAGGTTATGGTTTAGGTTATGCTCTAGGTTATGTTTAGGTTTATGGCTGGGTTTTTTTGGTCTACCACCTAGCTTACCATTTTCCTTAGATGTTTCTATTCTGTGAGTTATATAAAGGTACTCTTGTAGCTGTTTTTCATTCTGATAATGACTGCCAATTAAAACAAAAAACTGTTCTAATATATTTAAACAACTTTGTTTTTCACTATCAGTTATACAATTACCTATTCTGTAATAAGTGTTTTCGTTATTTAATATCCCAGAGCATCTTTTGTTCCAGTTCCAACAAAGTAACCTAATATATATCCCTATTTCCTCATTTGTGAGGTGCTGAGTACCTGCAATAAAAGCATCTGTGAAAAGATACCAAGCATTTAATTTTTCTTTTGGTTTTGAATTTTCTTCAATAAACATAACTAACTCCAAATCATTTGTTTATATTGTTATAGACCCCTCTAGGAAAAACCTAAAGGGATTTTTTGGTTAATATCCCCATACTTCCTTCCTAGCATTTAAAACAGTTTCTTCTTTCCATATCCAATTATCTGGATTAGGAATTAGAGCCATTTTTACATCATCTTTTGAATTTACTGATTTGAGGAAGTTACCCATAACTTTTACAATATGTTTACATATATTTAAGTGGTGGTCATAAGTAGCTAACTCCAACTGGGTAAATTCAGCAGGTTTTGTCTTAGTAGGTGTTTTTAAATACCATAGCATTTGTCTAGCATTGGTAGCCCTGTGATAGATGGACTGTTGCATAGCATGACTAGTGCTTATTTGCATAGGATTGGTCTTAGAAGTCTTTAAATCGATAAAGAAATCCTCTTTAGTGTTTTTATCTTCAAAATGAAAATCTGTATAACCAACAAAAGGTATATCTTCTATAGATACTTCAACTTTCTTTTGGTAGCCTAACATTTTCCATTGAAAAGCACGTTCTTTGAACTCATATGCCCCAAGTTCTAATAAAGGTACTAAATTATCCCTTTCATCTTCTACTTTTGGGTCTGTAATCCTAGAACAATTATCATCAAATTCAGCTATCATTTTTTCACTAGCTTCATCAAATGTCATCCCATTTAAAATCATATTTAAGCCAGATTCCACAGCACTACCTCTGTTAGCTGAAGCACCCCCAGGGAACTGATACCCAAATATTCTTCTTAAAGCCCACCTTTCCCTATAGAAAGCAAACTCATTTAAATGACTAAAAGACAATGGCAGTAAACTTTTACCGCCATCATCAAACTTTTGAAAATGTTCAATCATATCTTATTGACCCAGTCTTGCAGGTGGTCTCGATTTTTAATCACCTGTGCCTTTAAATCAAAGCATTGGTCATGAATATTACTAGTCCTGCCAAATCGTATAATATACTCATTAATAGAGGCTATTAATTTGCTCATAACTTTTATGTCACTCATATGCTTGGCAATAGCGTCTTCTTTTTGCCTATCTAATTCCTGCTCTATTTCTTGGTCAGTCATTATTTACTCCCTTTAATAAGGGTGTATTCAGCATATCTTTTACCATTATCAGCAGTTTGCATTACTGACATGATATCATAGCCATATCTTCTTAAATTGTAGATTATAGCACTTAATCTGGTAGCCCTAAATTTATGGATAGCTTCCCATGAAGTGATTTTGTTGCCTTGCTTTAGGTAGTGTAGTATTTGTTCTGTCTGGTTCATAACAATTCCTTTCTATAAATGTTTTGCCAGTTCTCTTTCATTAACAACCTTAGTTCTTAGGTCATCTCTGAAAGCCTTAAAGGATTCAAATCTTATCTTAGACCTGTTCCTTTCTTTAAGGGTTCTTTCGTATCTATCGAAATAGTCCTTAAATTTGGTATCTGAGTAAATCAATCCGTTTAACTCAGTCATATTTTTGTACCCCCCTTTTCGAGAATAGTAAACAGTCAATTCAGCAATTATCATTTTTTCTTCTTTTTTCATTAACTCAACTGCTGTATCTAAATCCGCAAACCTCATACCTAGTTCTTCTTGTTGATATGATAGCTTACTAGGGTCAAAATCTATTGTGTAAATGTCACTCATTATACAATTTTTTCCACTCTTTATCTGATATTTTCTTTAATAATTTAACTTTCCATTCCTCATTTATAGATTTATCTCTATGAGCGTGGTCATGACAAGACCTACAAACTGGGAATAAATTATCTATTCTATTTAATCGGTTGTTTTTTACCCCACCCATACCTTTAGGAATTAAATGGTGTATATCTACCGCTTGCTGTCTATTACAGCCCCAACAAATGGGAATATCGTATTCATGATACCCCCAAAAGTCAGCAAATAGTTTCTTATAATTTTTTAAGGTTTTCATTAAAAGCACTTACAGCTTGTTTAGTAAGTTCTGCAATATCATGAACTGAAAATGTGCCAGAACCCATAGACCGACCAACTATACCTGTAACAAATATATCTAGCCTTTGGGTATCGCTTTTACTAAACCCATTAGATGTAGGTTGTACTGGTGTAGCTTGAACTGGTACAGCTTGCTCATATTGGGCTTGCTGTTGTGCTTGTTCCTCTGAAGTTTCACCATTAGTAACAATTTCAACATCTTTGATATTGCTATATTGGTTGCCCTTTTCGGATGTTTTGGTGTTGACTATGCTAAACTTAATAACATCCCCAGATTTAGGAACTGGATACAAAGGCATTCCCCTTGCATATAGCATCTTTCCGTCTGTAGTTTGTATTGCATAGTTTGGAATACCATCTTTGGTATTGTCGTAAATTCTGTCTACTGTACTCATTTTTTATACTCCAATTTTATTATTTATTTAATACGTTATAGCCTCGACCCTCTAGGCAATTATTAATTAAATCTCGCCTGGTTTGTGCTTTAGGGCTTAACCATAACACTTTGAATCTTAACAAATTATATACTATTTTACCCTGTTCTAAAACAAAATTTGTTTCATCTTTTACAAGGTCTCGACAAGTAAATAAATCGTCATGATATCTGTTCATATCGCCTTTGATATTAGCAGATGATTTACCTCTACTATCTACTATTGGTGTTGTAGAGCAAGCTCCTAAAGCCACCAATAAAGTACATATAGAGAATGCTTTATTTATTTTCATAATAATTCTCGTTTATTCTTTTCAGAACTAATTTATTTAAATCTTTTCTAATACTATAAATAATTTTTAATTCTGTTTTGTTTGCATCCCCGCTTTCTAATTTTCTAGCGTTTCTTTGTCTGGCTTTATTAAGAAGCTCTGCATATTCCTTGAAAACTCCATAATATTGAGCCACAGACATATTTAAAACTCTAGCTGTATAAAGCTCAGTACAGCCTATTTTAACTGGTCTATCTATCATTATCTGCCCCTATATTGTTTATTCCATATTCTTCGATAAGTTTTCTAAGTTCCAGACCATCTTCAAAACCTCTTTTGTAATAGGCTGAAAATAAATTATCTGGATTTTTCTTTTGATTAAGAATGGCATCTTTAATGCCATCCTTATAAAATGTTAGGTAATTTTGTCTTTTCTTTTCCATAGGGTTGTTCATTGACTTTTTCCTTTAGCTATCTCTATAGCTTCATCTTCAATTTCAACATATTCTGAAGCCCAAATTCCTTTATCACATACAGAACAATGTAAAATAGGTAGATAATAACTAACTTGTTTCCATTCTTTACGACCATCTAAATTTGTTAAATGATAAGATAGCTTTACTGGATTATCACAAACAAAACATTTATCTTGGTTAACTCTAACTTTTTTATGTAATGTTATCATTATTATCCCCTTAAAATGCTATTAGTGAAAAATAAGCAAAAGCAACTCCGCTAAATAACAAAACTGTTTCTGCTATATAAACACCATAGTTTTTAATAAATTTAATCATTAGTTTGCTCCGTATCATCTAATTTAAAATTTAAAATATTCGACCTGTAAAACATACTTATACAAGCATTATCTGCCATTTCATCAAATTCACGAGAGTTTTCAGCAATATTAAATTCCTTTTTCAATCTCTCTTTATATGACTTTATGGTGTCTGCAATATTAATGATTGCTTGTTTGTCTTCTCTCGATAAATTTTCAAAATTAATCATTAAATCCCCTCCCTGCTAAATATGCTTCGTATTGCTCATAAGACATATCTTGTATTTCAAAGTCTGTTAGTTTTCTTTGTTTTTCATTAATCATTTCCCTTAATTCGCTAAGGGCTGAAGCTACATGTAAATTCCAAGGTATATTTTTTGAAATTCTATCTGTAATTTTTTGAAGTCTATTTATATCATGTATTAAATTACTCATTAGTTTACCCCCTCTTCATCAACATATATTTTTAATACTTCATTATTAAAATCGCTTGCAATGGTATTGATTGTGTAAGTTTTACCATCAACAATTATATTAATAAGTAGCTCTTTTGATTTTTCGTTACTGATAATTTGATTTACTGTATTAAGATTCATTAGTTTACCCCCTAACCTTGATTAATGTTCTGTAATGTAATGATTGAATGTTATAGCCACCTGCAAGAATTGTATTAATTGTGACTGTCTGATTTCCCTTATCAGTTTCAACAGCAAAATAACCATTAAAACCATCTGAAGAAACTTCGATATTATTTGAAATAACTTTGGTAATTCCTGCTTCTTCTAGCTTCTTAGCCATCTTAGCATTTCTTGCATTGATAACTGACTGAGCATCTTTAACCGCTAAATCTTGAGCCATAAGAACGTTGATGCCTCTTAGCTTTTGAGACAAACCTTTACCACCTGCTACAGTATATAGGTCATCCCAGTTAGTGCTTTTTGTACCATGATATTTAGTTGGTGCTTTCCACCAATTTGTTACAGCTTCATGCTTTTCCTCATAATAAGCTATTTGCCTATCAATATACAAAGCATCAAACTTTTCAAAAATCTGCTCTAAATCTTTGATTATTTGCTTATATGTCTGCATTTTATACTCCAATTATTATTATTAAGTTGTTTAATTACTAATTAACCTAATTTATTTTCTAGGTTATTTCAAGCCCTAAATTAAAAAAAATACTATTTAATTGTAAATAATACTGATTTTTGTTAGAAATACTTAGGTTCTTACCCCTATTTTAGAGCCTATTTTATGTTTATTATACTCCAATAATGAACTATACATAGGGGGTAGATTGAAAGGTTTACTCCCTATGACTAAAGAAGCTGATATTCAAATAGCTTGTAACCAATACCTAGAATACTTAGCCAAGACATATAACTTTAGACATTTTCATGTACCCAATGAGGGTAAAAGGTCTATTCATTATCATGCTAAGATGAAGAAAATGGGTTTAAAGTCTGGCTGTCCAGATATTATTGTTGAATATCCAGAGGGTAAAATTTTATATATTGAATTAAAAGGTCCAAAAGGTAGGTTGTCTGATACCCAAAAACTGTGGGCTGTACAATCAGAGATTTTGGGGACACCTCACTACATTGTGAAAGGGGAGGTTTCAGAATGTCTTGAGTTAGTTGGAGGCATAATTAAACAAAACATTCCTTTACGTTAGTATTGTATCCCTTTTTTCTTTAATATCCGCTGTACAGCCCTTAAATCGCCCTTATTGGGCATTCTATAACGTCTTCTACCCTTTCTTTTCTTCATAGGTCGCTTATCTATGAGTTCAGATAAAGTAGATGTGGTTGTAAAACCTTCCATTATTTCTTTTTCATTTTTTTCTTTTTCTTAGGTCTTCCGACTTTTGAACCATAAGTTCCTTTTCCTTTAGGCATGATATTTTCCTTTCTTCTGCACAATATCTACAATTAGTTTCGCATTTTCCTAAAATACAGTCAATGAACTCTTTGCCAAACTCTTCCTCTAAATCATCTTTTCTTTTTGTCATTTATAGCCTTATGCCAGAAGTAATTGGCTATACCATTAAAGAAATCATATAATTTCATATAAAACTTAGTCATTTAGTTAAGCCTTTTTGCTTTTCATAAGTTCTTAAACCACCCAAACCAAGCATACCCATTAAAACAGTCATTAATGAACCCATATCAAAGGCAGGGAGTTCTGGTAATGCAAACCCAAATAAAACCGACAAAAACATTATTAATGGCTGTAGTACAAAATGCCATGCTAAAGCTATTCCGCAAGTCCAACCTATAAAGGGTCTCCAACCTGCTACAAATATAGATTTATGACTAGCTTCTGCTTTGTTTATTTCTAATTGCCCTTTAGCAAGCTCTTGAGCGTGTTTCTGGCTCATAGTAGCTATATCATGTGCTAATCTAGCCTTTTGGTCTTTATCCTCTATAAACTTATCTAAAAGCCCTGTAACTGGTCCTATTAATGCTTGTATCATAAACTTTTACCCATTTTCTCTATTAGTCTTTCAGCCCTGTTAGTGGTTTGCCTATACCAAAGTGAATCTTTCATTTCAGCTTGAGCTTTAGCAATATCCCCATCTATTAGAGCTTGTTTAAAATTTCTAAATTTATTTAATCTTGGTAAACCTAATTGGAAAACCATATGGGTTACACATTCTTTTATATTATCGTCTACTTCCATACCATCGCAGAATTTTTCAGCATCATTAATGGCAACATATAAATCAACCTCAAAACACTCATCAACTCTTTCCTTAGATACTGTTGTGCCTACTTCCATATCATTCTCTGGGTCTGTAGCCCTTACTAAATGCCCTACACCAAATGTTTTGTATCCAAGGTGGTCATTATAAACTTCATACTTAACACCCTCTTCAAACATTATATCTTTTTTTAAATGCTCTACATCCATTATTTATCCCCTTTATGTTCGTGTCCCATCCAAATACCAAATACACCTGTCATAACACCCATTACAACTGATACAAAAGCTGATTGACTAGCTGTGGGTGCATCTAAATCCATAAACCATTCAGCACATCTCCAAGACATAACTGTACTAGCAAGCATCATACATCTTGGCAATATTTTCCATTTTAAAAACTGCTCAACTGATACCATTAATACACCCTTACTTTCCCAGTATCCACAAAAGGTACAAGTTTACACATACATTCATACACTTGTGGTTTATCGTTTTTCATATATGTTTGTTGGTTAAGTGTGTCTCTATAGTGCATACATACATTTACATTGCGAAAGTATATCCCTCCATTAGCAATACCATTTAATGTGCAAGCAAGTAAGAAAGCTGTCATTTAGCTATACTCCTCAAACTTTCCATTACTTTATCTATGCTTGGTTCTTCTCCATTAGGATTAAAAACACAACGATACTGTTTAGGGCAACCAACTCTTATATCTGTAAATTCTAATTCAAATGTGGCATTAGCACCTTGATAGATACAAGCCATTTTATCTTTAAAAACTTGTTGTTTTTTTAACCTGCAAGTGGTCATTTTAGGTGGTGTTATTGTTCCATTATTTAACTTTTGGTTTCTTGTATAGTCTTTAGGTGCATTATAAATTTTACCTTTTGCGAAAGCCTTTACACCAAAAACTATCATAGCCATTAATAAACCAATGATGATAAACCCATATGCAACCCATTTAACAACCTCTAATATTTCTTCTTGTTCTTTTTTAGCTTTTATTCTGGCTTGCTTTTGAGCTTCTTTAGCTTGGTTTATTCTTTCTGCTCTTTCAGCTAATATTGTATCCCAGGCAGTAGGTCCGAATCTTAAATTTATTAGTTGTTTAAGCTCTTGTCGTTTTTCTTCTAAAAGTTTTCTATCTATGAAATCTGTAGCAGAATTTTCTACTGAGCCAAACTGCTCTTTTATTGATAGACCTTTGCCTTGACCTTTATTCATCTGCTCTTCGCCTAGAAAAAAGCCATCTATTTGTTTAGCAATGTCTTTAATGTCGTTTACAGTACTTATGTTGCTCTTGATGAAATCTACTGACTTTTGAACTAGAGCTATACCAGTAAGAATTTCAGCAACTACCATATTTACCTCATTAACAAAGTAGCCATCATAATGATTAAAGTTCCTGCTGTAGCTATCATTATATGCTCAATACGTTTAATTCTTAAAATAGTTTCTTTCCAACGCTCAGCACATACCGCTTCATGAGTGTCAATTTGAGCCTTTACTTCACTTGCTTTAACCAATTATATCTCCTGTGGAAAGTCATAGATTGGAGCATTGCCAGTAGGATTACCATCATCATCTGTTGGCACTTCAAACAAATCCTTAAAAGCATCTAAATCTGCACAAGCATTTATTGCAGTTTCTATTGTACCAGTAGCTGTTCTAACTGCATCTCTATAAGTGCTTATCTCTGTAGGTATTGCAGTAGACTTTTCTGCATTTCTTACAACATACCAATCTGAAGCAGTAAGTAAACCATTAGCAGTTGATTTGGTTCTTTCTATCCAAATAGTCTTTAGACCCTTAGTCACTACTTGATTGCCATCTTGGTCTAGTATTGGATTATCATCTTCATCAACTTCATTGATATCTGTTAGGCTACGCTCCACATCTCTTGCCCAATAAAATCTATCGTCATAGCTAGTGTCTACGTCATCTTGCCACGTTACACCCCAATGAGCTTTGTCTTCTGCTGACCAAGCTGTAGCCCAATTATAAGGGTGTTTATATCCATTATCATCAGTCCAACTCTTGCCAACTTTTAAAGTTCTTCCATTGTGTAACCAAGCCATTATATTCTCCTATCTTCCTAAACTATATTTTGTTGGGGTCTCGGCAAAAGCCATGAAGATATAGGTGTTACCACTACCATTATATCCTGCATTACTATCTCGCCATTTAAAACCATTTGATGTAAAATCTAAAATATTATCATTTGTGTTTTCTGCAAAACTATCATCAGCAACTAATCTAGCTTTCATAACATTAAAAGATGCTCTTTCGCTATCAAACATATGCCAATTTTCACCAGAGATATTAGTTACCTTAACCATCAACCAAGCAGGTCTAAATCCAGTATAAACAAACGTGCCATCTGTTGAACCATTACCAGTATAACTGCCAAATTTACTGAAGCCCTCTATCTCTGCGAAACAATAGGCTACAAATGTTCCACCAGAACCATTTACATCATATTCTGTACCAAGTGAGAAAACAGAAGATGTTGGGTTTGCCGTAAAAAATTGAGAATTTGTTATAGTACCACTTGTGCCATTTAATTCTAATTTTTTTCCAGAACCTAATTCTCTTGAATACACAGCCCAAGTTGCACTATCAGAACGTCTTTTTATAATTATAAAATCTAATTCTTTACCAAGCCCGTGACCTATTGTTGCACCACTCCCAGTACCAGTATAAGTAACAATGCTAAACCCTGCATCTGTGTTTGCACTTACACTACTCGTAATACTACCATCTGTATTGCTTACAGCAGTACCTCCTGCTTTCCAGTTCCAAGATACATAGGTATCTCCATTTCCGTTTACAGTACCAGAATCTCCACTAGACATTGAAAAACCATCTGAATCAAAAGATGTAATTTGAGAGGAAGATGTTCTTTCTGCTGTAGTTGTTTGAGATGCCAAAAACTTTCCAGCACCTCGTAATGAATCTGTTAATATATGCTCTGATGAACCGTTTCTTTTTTTAATCCATACCCAATCTGGCTGAAACCCAACACCAGTAATAGAAATTGGTGCATATGTTCCAGTATAAAGAACTGTATTAAAATAATCATCAGCTTGTGAAGTCTCATTAGGACTAATAGTAGACTCTGGAAGATTTTTTGCACAAATAGCTTTAAATCCAGTTGGTGGAGTATACTTAAACTCAAAACCATCAGCATCAGTATTACCACTTACTGATGTATTCCCACAAAATGAACTATCTTGTCCAAAATTAGCATCAGCAATAGTTGTTGCATTATCACACCTTATATTAGCAAAAACTTTTGTTCCTGCCGTAAAAGTAAATGATGGAGTTGCTCCTTGTGCTACATTATTTTTATAAAATTGAACTGTGCCATTATCGCAATCTATTGCTACCCCAATAAAATCTCCAGTAGCATAAGTTGAACCAGATGTTTGTGTTGAATTAGCTAGATTTCTAATAACTCCATTTGACCTATAAGTTCCTCTATTTGTTGCTAAATTTCCTTGTGTTCCCAAAAAATCTTCATCAATTATACCAACTAATAAATTACCACCAGAACCATTATCAAATGCAAGAACTTCATAATAGTGCTTGCCCTCAGTAATCCCCATAGTGCTTATTGCATTATTACTTGCACTACCAGACATTTCTAAATTACCCTCTTGGTAGGTTATACCAGTTGAAGATAATGGATTAAGTGTTGGAAAATTATTCTCTGGACTATCTGGCATATCACAATCAGAAGCAACTATACCACTAGATGTAAAGTGATTAGCATTACCACTAGTGTCTGCTCCTATTGTGCTAGATGATGCAGTACCTGTTCCAGTTTGATTGAATTGCAATCTAAAACCATTAGTGCCATATGAGCCAGTAAATCTTTTGGGTATCCAGACCCCATTTTTTAGCTCTCCAAAACTGTCAATATTAAATGATGTATTTGGTGTCCCAGATGTATCAGAATAAAATGAAAGTCCATCTACAAAGTTAACTTCTGCCATATAGCCATCATTATAATATGCAGGTCCCCAACTAGATGAACCTATTTCGTGTGCATTAGTTGCATTAACAAATGTGTCTACATCTTGATTTGGGTAACCATTTAAAACACTAGATAAAGTTTGAAGTTCTCCATTCACATAAAGTTTAACTCTATTTGTATTTGTTGATTGTGTTGTATCAACTGCTAAAACGACATGATACCAAGCTGAAGCATCTCTAAAAACAGC